GAGACGCTGAAGCCGTGGAGTTCCTTGCTGATGGCGTTCTTCTGGATCACATCGCTGTTACCGTAGGAGAAGGTCTGGGCGACAGACGCATCCTGAACGAGCTGGCCGAGAGCGTCCGGCGAGAGCAGGAGCTTGCGGTTCATGTGAGGCAGGTTCGCCTTGGTCAGGTTCTTGGCGGCGTTCGCAACGGCGATGCGGTTGAAACCAGCGGTGGAGCCGGAGTAAGCAGCGTTGGCGAAGTTAGCGGCGGTCACCTTGGAGAGGACTTCGTCGAACAGGGACTTCTGGACGGCGTTGGCGATCGGGGCGAAGAAGAGGCGACGGAGGCGTTCCAGGCTGAGGGTGGAGGCTTCGTAGTCGGTGAAGGCGACGTCGACATACTTCAGGTCGGCGATGGTCACGGGGACGTCCGTCGAGTTAGCGTCGGCGGGGACGAAACCGTTGGCCGGGTTGAAGGTCGTGGCCGTGAAGGAGTCGGCGTAACGGGTGTGAACCGTGGTGCCGCGCTCGGCGACGTAGTTGCCGAAGTCGGTGACGGCGATCTCGGTCAGGGGAACGAGTTCGGGGACGAGGGTGCGGAGGGACTCTTCAGCGACGAGCTGGAGGGTCAAGCCACCAATGCTGTTAGACATAGTAGGGAGTTAGTTTGGGTTGGAGAGGGAAAGGATCAGCGAAGGCCGGCGGCGCGGAGGATGGCCGGACGGTTCTTGCTGTAGAAATCAGAGGCGGCTTTGCCGTCCTTCTGCTTGAGGGCCACCCACTCGGCGGAGATATCCTCGTCGCTCTTGGAGGTAGCGGCGACTTCGGCGGGGGTGACTTCAAGGGGGGAGACGCCGACGGAGGCGGCGATAGCAGCGGCCTTCTTGCCAGCGGTTTCCTGAGAGGCGTGGATTTCCTTAGCCTGGGCTTCGGCCTTCGCACGAAGTTCATCGGCGGCGGCGAGCTTGGCCGAAAGGTCTTCGACCTTGGCGGCGAACTCGGCGAGCGAAGCGTCCTTAGCGGACATCGCAGCGGTCATTTCGTCCACCTTAGCGGACAGGGAGGCAACTTCGCTGGCCTTGGCTTCGACCTCAGCGGTCTTGCCGGTGAAGGCTTCCTTCAGCGAGTTAAGGCGTTCTTCGAGCGTCATCTTGGGTTTAGCCAAGTGTCAAGCCTTGGGCTTGCAGTCGGTGTCCACAGGGGGGCATCCGTCGTCGGGAATCTCGGCTTCGTCCTCATCTTCGTCTTCATCCGAGTCCGTGCCGTCGGGCTTCTTCTTTTTCTTCTTTTTCTTCTTCTTGTCGTCGGAGATCGGGGCGACGCCGTCGTCTTTCTCGCCCTGCTCGGGAGAGACATCGGCGGCCTGGGCGTAGCCGGCGGGGCCGGTCGAAGGCACCTGTTTTTCGGCGCGTTCGTAAATGGCGTATTCCTCGGGGTCGATGGCCATCAGGACATCGTCAAGGGTGTTCATCAGGCCAGAGATGAGGTTCTTCTCGGCGGCTTTCTTGCCCGTCCAGCATTGACCCTGCATATCAATGGGGTCGGCGTAGGTGCGAACCTTGAGGATGTCGGAAATGAACCAGGCGTGGGACTCGTCGCAGTCGTCTTGGAAGAGTTTACGCTGTTCGGGGGTGAGGGAGGTGCCGGCGAAACCAGCTCCCTTGGCCCAGCCTGACTTGATCAGGTCGACGGTGATGCCGTCCTCGGCGAAAGCCGCCTTCATGTCGTAGAACGGAATGTAGACGCCGATGCTGCCGACGGTGGCCGACGGGCTGGCGTAGGTCTCATCGCATTGGCTCATCAGCCACATGGCTGCGGAGCAGGACTGCTTGCAGGTGTAGCCGATGGTGTGCTTCTTGCACTTGCGGATGCGTTCGGCGAGTTCGGGAACGCCGGTGACCGTGCCACCAGGCGAGTCGAAGTCAAAGATGATATGCTCGACGCCGGGGTCACGCTCGGCTTCCTCCAACATCTCTTCGACGTCATCGACGTCGACCGCGCCCATCATCTTTTCGAGTTCCGTAAGGCCGGAACCGATGACTCCCTTGACGGGGATGATTGCCAGCTCGCCGCTCTTGACGAGCATCGGACGTGGGCCAAAGAGCATCTCCATCATGTCCTCGATATCCCCGTTGCCCTTGATGTCGGCGGGGGAGATTTCGGCCACCTTGTCGAGGTAAGCCTTGGCCTTCGTCGGCTCGATTAGTATCGGCGAGAAGGTCTTGAAAGCGTTGGAAAGGGAATACATGGATTATTTGTTGAAGGTTTCTTCGTCGTCCGGGTCGACGTCGTCTTCGACGATCTTCGCACCGTCGTCCATCTTGACCTCGTCATCGGCGACGGATGCGTTGATGTCGGCGGGGGCGACGTTCTGCGGCTTGTAGAGCATCGACAGCGGGACGTCGAACTCCTTGGACAGGTCGAGCAGGTATCGCTTTTCGGCGGCGTTCTCGCGCATCTTCTCCTTCGGGTCGAGACCCTCTTCAAGGTAGTTGTCCGTAAGGCTCTTGAGGCCGGACTCGATGTCCATGCGGTTCTGCTGCGCGTCACGACCGGCGTCGACGGTGACACGGCGGGGGGTCGTCCAAGTGACGTTCGTCCAGTACTCGGTCGAGCGGAGGAAGCCGTCCTTGATGGCACAGCCGATGACGTAGCCCCATACGGGGGTGAGGAAACGCTGGATCATCACCTGCTGGCGATGGGAGAACTTGCGGTCGGCCTTGGCGACGACGAACCTCATCACAGCTCCGCCTGCCTTCGTCGGGTTCGCGCTGAATTCGTAGGGGAGCATCCCTGCGAGGGAGTCACGCTCAAGGTGTTCGATGAATCCGTCGAAGGTCTTGTTCGGGCGGTTCGACTCAAAGGACTCCAGGCGTTCGCCGGGGGCGAGGGCCAGCACCTTGCCGCCGAGGAAGGTCGAAGCCTCGCTCGGGTCGGTCATGCCGTCGCCGTAGTCCTGCGGCTTCATGCCGAAGGCTTCAAAGTCGGACTGGGTGCCGTCGAAGTTCGGATTCTCACGGGTGATCGTGCGAGTGATGTCCGACGCCGTCTTCACGGCGAGTTTTTCGAGGGACAGGATTTCCAGCATATCGACCAAGTTGTTGATCGAGTGCTGGAGGGGGCTGTAGGCTCGCGCACCCGAGGCCAGCTCAGGTTCGTAGAGATGCATCACGGCATTGGCCGGCACCAGGCGGCTGGAGCCGTCGGAACGGATGACGTTGTAGAAAATGGGCTGACCGTAGGGGCCGAACTGAATACCGTCCACCATGCCCGGAGGCACTTCGTTATTCGATGAGTTACCGACACGGTGGCTCTCGATGACCTGAAGACGGGGTTCTCCGCCGGGGCCACGGGTCTTGATGATGAAGCACTCGCCGTCACGATCCATCAGGCGGCAGCAGATGTGCTGGAGTTCAAAGAACGAGAACCGTCCCGTGATATCACAGGCGCGGGAAGCCCATTGCTTGAAGTAAATTTCTGCGGCGTCGTCCCACATCTCGTCGCCAGACTGGGACTGGGGCTTGATGCCAGCCCCGACCGTGTAGAGGGCCATGTCCGACAGCACCTGACGGATCAGGCCGGCGTTCAACTCCAACCAGCGCATCTTGCGCGTGGTCTCCATGCGGTCGAAGACCGTCATGGTCTTCTTGAAGTCCTGCGGCCAAGACGACCAAATCCAAGAACGCTTGTTGCTGAACTTTGCCGACTCGAAATTGGAGAAGATGCCCGGGCCAGAGCCGCCTCCAGACGCCTGCTTCTGCGGCACCGTCACGGCAGCTCGCTTGGGCGTCTTAGGTTTCTTGGCCTGCGGGATGGCAGGCTTGCTCGGCTTTTTGGGTCGCATCAGAGTCCTCGGAAGTTATTGAGCATATTGATGACCCTGACACGGTCGACGGAGCCGTAGGTCTGGGGGTCTTTGACCATCAGCGCGTAGCGGCATTCCACCAAGACGGTGGAGATGTCCATCGGGAACTCCTTCACGACATTCGTGCCGGAGTCGGAGTATTCCATCATGGTCTTACCCTGCTTCAGGAGTTCCTTCGCCTTGGCGACAATCTCAAGGATGTCGCAAATGTCGAAAATAAGGAAGATACCTTGGGGTCGTGCCATTTGCGTTTAGCCCCGTGTAAAAGGGCCGGCTGACCCCACCCCATGAACGATCCACAAGAGCCACCCGTGGTATGTATGTCGAGCCAGCCGGCTTGGGATGTAAGATGCCATTGGGAGTCTTGGCGTCAAGCGGTTTCTTCCTCGACCTGCTTTTCGTCAGGCTTTCGGTCTTCGGGCTTACCGTTGCGGTTCTTGCCGCGCCCGATGAGCTTGGCCATCAGGGCGGGAACCATGCCGATGACCTCGGCGTCCCAAAGGTGGTTCGCCCGTTCGCCGATGGGAAGCCAGATGGCCTGCCCGTTCGCCTGGCGGGTGCGGTGTTCCGACTGCATCTGCTTGCGATACTCGTCGCCGGCGTCCTCAGGGTAGGTGTGATGGCCTGCTCGGCGGAGGCGGGAGATGGAGTCCTTGAAGTACAAGTTGGAGAACAGGTAAAGTTTGCAGGAGGTCTGGCCGACTTGGATCACCTTGGCTCGGGCGTAAGGGCGGTAGGCCACCTTGATGCCGTAGGGCGTCTGGATACGCCACGGGAACTCATTCTGGCCGGAACCCTTCGTGGCGTTCCAGGCGTACTTCGCGCACATACGGTAGACGGTATCGGTGTTCGGGCCGTCACCCGAGTCGACGAACACGAAGAAGTCGGAGACCTCCAGGCGTTTCTGGGCTTCCCGAAGTTCCTCCTCGGTGTCGCAGTAACCCCATTGCACCATGCGTGACTTGCCGTCCAAGGCCCACGCCCGGACAATCCAGTAGAAGCCCTTGCGCTGCACGTCGACGGCCATGAAGCGAAGGCGGGCGAACTGCTTGGCCTTCTTGTAATCGTCCTTGAAGGGAGGTTCGGCGAGCTTGCTATCGACCATGAACGCCTCGTCGTCCCAGGCGTCGAGCATCTTGTAGCCCTGCGGCATGACTTCGCCTCCGCCGTCATCAGGATCGTCAGACCAACTGAGGGCCAGACGCTTCTGCTTGAATTCACGACGGGCGACATCGTCACCGTGTTCCTCGAAAGCCTGCTTCGCACGGATGGCCATCTCAGCCAGTTTGCCCCAGTCCAAGCCCCATTGAGCGCAGAGGGAATTCCAATGGAATCCGACTACGCCCTTGGGAGCGTTCTGGTTCATCGGGATGTATTCGCCGGTCAGGTTCAGCTCGGCGCGGACTTCAAACGAATCACGGTAGCGGTGCTTGCATGACTTGCACTCGTAGGTGCAGCCGGCCTTGACCTTGTCCAAGTTCCAGCCGTTCGGTTCACGGGCGTCCTCGGGATAGATCAACTGCTCCCACTCCCACGCCTGGCGGGTTCCGCATTGCGTACACTTGAACGTCCACTCCCGTCGGTCGGACTGGTTCCACAGGTCGGTGATATCGTCGCCCTCGACGCCGCCCTGCGAGACAAGCAGCGACTTGCCCTGCCAGATGAAGGCCGTGCGACGCGCCAAGGCTTCGTTCAAGTGACCCTTTGGCCAGAGCCAGACTTCGTCACCTCCGAGGAATCGGATGGAACGACGCTGGAGGTTCTTCTTGTTATTCGCACCCAAAACCCAGACGGTGTTACGCTCGAAACGGGTCTTCTTCCATTGGTTGCGTTCGGAGTCCTCCATCTTGGCCAGCGTCGCCGGCGTGGCTTCCCACATCGGACGTAGGCGGTCTTTCTGCCAGTCCTGTGCGTTGTCGTCGACGTCCTGCAAGAGCAGCGTCGGCCCAGGCGAACGAGCGGGGATGAAGGTCGACCACAGTTCCAGCAGGGACGATTTGCCCATCTGGACGGCACCCAAGACGACGACGGTGGTGATCTCAGGGTCGCTCAAGGCACGAAGGATTGGAGCGAGGAACGGCGTGGACTCTACTCGGAACGGCCCAGGCTGCGGCGAGCCGGGGACTTCGCGCACGTTGGCTTCCAGCCATGCGACGATATCGCCTTCCGGGTCGGGCGTCATCATCGCACGGATGTGAGCCTCGAAAG